TTCCGATCTTGATTGGGAAAAACTTGTTGGCAGGGCTGTAACTAAAGAATGAGTTGTCCACGCTTTATGGTGACATTATCTGTTGTCGGTACAAAACATAGAGTGTCTTCAAAATTAAAGACTCGTGTATTTTCTGGTGATGAAAATATTACACCCTTAGCTGAGGTATTAAGTAAAGAATTAACTGAGAAATTCACTCAAGAAAACACAGAAAAGTGGTTATCGTTATTTGATTTAGAAGCAGTAATAAAAGAGTGGTCAGGAAATTATTTAAAAGAGTTTGGTGACCCAAGTGTAATACAAGAAGTCAAAGAAAATTAACTAAACCTCAATTATATTCTATAATTCTTTAACAAATAGAGGTTATAGTGCCTAATGAAAAAAGATTAAGTTTTTCCGGCTTTAAAACATGGAAAGATTGCCCGTATAAATATAAATTAGTCTATATTGACGGAAATAGAAAACCGTTAAGAAATATATATGTCGATATGGGCACTGCTCTACACGAAGCATTAGAACATGGTGTCAATGATGAGACACGATCTACTGACATGTATCCTATTTTTGAAAAAGCATATGACAAACTTGTCATAGAAAATAGAAAATTAGTCCCAGAAAGCTACAAAGTTAGTGATGAAGAGTGGAAAGCACAAGCTAAGAACATCCTATCACAGACATATACATGGCTAGACGAAAATTTCCCGGGCTGGGAGCCTGTTTCTTCTGAAGAAGAGCTTCATGAACCTATTGTGGGAACAAACTGGAACTTCAAGGGATATATTGACCTCGTTATTGCTTATAAGAAGAAGTTTTGGATCATAGACTGGAAGAGTACTACATGGGGGTGGCAACGACATAAGAAACAAGATGAAATCTTACAACGTCAAGTACAACTATATAAACACTATTGGTGTGTAAAGCATGATGCAGATCCAAAGCAAGTCAATTGTGCATTTGTGCTACTTAAAAGAACACCAAAAAATAAGAACATTGAATTAGTTCGAGCAAGTGGAAGCCCAGCAAAGCTTGAAACTGCCGTCAAAGGCTTAAGGAGCGCTACTTCAAGTATCGAGAGAAAAATGTGGTTGAAAAATTGGTTTTCATGTACTACAGGTTTTGGTTGCGAGTTTTATCAGACAGAATTATGCCCATGATTAATCATTAACTAGATACAAGTCAAATTGGCTAGCAACAGATACGACTGCACCTCCTCCAACCTTCTGACCAGTAACCCTAAATGTCTGTCTTCTCAGGAAAGCTCGGCCATGCTATATATTTTTGATCAATGACAATATCTTGAACACTATCATGTGCCTCAGCCAACCGCTTTGCAGTCACGGGAATTGTCACATCATCTGCACGTTCTCTTCGCCAGAATTTGATATCAACTGGTTTAGCTGTTTCAGCAGAAATAAAAAAGCGATTTAAATATCCTGTTTTTCCAGCAGGAATTGTATAGATTAATATCTGTGTTTGGCCAATTCCCGCTGTGATAAATGCATTTGTTGCGCCACCATCTGTGACTATAGTGATATCACCTGTATTATTATTCTCACCGATTGTCCCTACTTCTTTCACAAAAGCACGATTCAACCTGAAGAAGCTGTCCGTTGTTGGTGGACTTGCAGTAGTTCCTGATAAAATAATATCTTCTGTATATTCTTTAAAATTTTCTCCTAGGCCTTCGATTGTCAAAGTGCGAGCGCCCGCTCCACCATTTGCATCATCCGCTGCATCACTTGAAAATGCTTTATATATGCTTGATGCTGTAAGAAATGGATACACACCACCACTTGCCCATATGGTCTCCTCACTTGCACCAACAGATGAATTTCTACCAAATTTTCTTATAGATGTTATACCAGGGATTAGACCACGAGATATATCTAATAATGGATTACCTGTTACTAAGATAGCTCCAGGTGTTATATCTACTGTCACTGAGCCAGTGACAGGCAAACTTCCTGTTGTTGTGCCGGTAGTACGGCTTCTGCTTGCATATTACTTGGTGTATTAGGAGGAGATTGAACATTAGCAGCTTCAAGTACTTTGATTTTATTCGCAAGAAATGACAAAGCATCGATGATTTCATCTTTTCTCTTTAATTCGACCAAAAGATCATTGATATTATGCACAATATAAAATAGTACCTTATTGACAACAGTTAAACATGCATTTTTACATGTATTTAGTGGTGCCATATAATTAACACAAAGGAATATACATGGCAGAAAATAAAAAGTTGAATTGTAATGATGGACGTAAGTACAAGATATTAATGCTTTGTGACCACCCACTAGCGCCAAGTGGGGTTGGGATCCAATCAAATATAATGATTCAAAGTATGCTAAAGACAGGTAAATATCAATTTAGAGTGTTTGGAGGTGCAGTAAAGCATGCTAACTATCAAACAATAAAGGTTGATCCATACGGTGATGATTTTATCATTGCACCAGTTGATGGCTTTGGTGACCCAATGAAGCTTCGTTTGGCAATTGCGTCAGAAAAACCTGATGCAATCTTGCTGTTCACAGATCCACGTTTCTTCATATGGATTTTTGAAATGGAAGATGAAGTTCATGATGTATGCCCGATAGCATATAACCATATCTGGGATGAAGAACCATATCCCTCATTTAATGAACAATTATATGAAGCAACCGATTTAATCAATTGCATATCATGGAAGACATATGAATTAGTTCATCCACACTTTCCCGAAAAGACAAATTATATACCGCATGCATTGTCAACAGACGTATTTAAAAAGCTTCCAAAGCATGAAACGCGTGAATATAAAAAACAGTTGCTAGGGGAAGGATACGCAAATAGTTTTGTGGGGCTATGGGTAAACAGAAATGCAAGGCGAAAACGACCAGGCGATCTATTGATCGCCTGGAAGATGTTCTTGGACAAACTTCAAGAAAATCATGGTCATAAAGATGCTGTACTTATTGTGCATACAGATCCACTTGATAGTGAGGGTCCAAATTTGTATAAGCAAATAGAGATGCTTGGAATTGTTGATAATGTCTTTATCTCTAAAGAGAAGCTTGACTTTGAAAAGATGAACGTGTTACATAATGTCTCTGATTTTTGTATCAATATTAGTAACGCTGAAGGGTTTGGTTTGGCAACACTTGAAGCATTATATACAGGCACTCCCATCATTGCAACAAAGACAGGTGGTTTGACAAGGCAGGTTGAAAATCCTGATACAGGTGAGCAATATGGTGTTGGTATGGATCCTGACTTAAGGACTATGGTCGGTTCACAAACAGTTCCATTTATCATGGAAGATCATGTTCGTCATGATACAATTGCAAATGCAATGACTAAATTATTTGAATTAGGTGCTGGTGGTAGAGATGCGCTTGGCATGCGTGGGCAAGCATATGCGCATAAAGCATTCAGTTTAAAAGCACTAGGTAAAGCATGGGATGAGACATTAGAAAAATGCATTCTTGACTTTAAAGCAAATCAAGATAAACCGCGCTATAAGATGACGGCGCTATAGGAATGACAATGGATAAAAAAGAATTAAAAGGCCTATTATGACTAAGAAAAGAACAGTTTTGCTACATGGGCCTTTATATGTCCAGGCCGGCTACGGCGTGCACGCGAGACAAATAGCAACAATACTAGATTCATATGATGAATTTGAAGTATTCCTTCAGGCAACAATTTGGGGGAATACGCCATTCATGCTTGCTAATTTCAAAGAGAAAGAAATGCTTGATAGAATGAACGGCAATAATGATCATAGACCAGAAAAGTTTGATATTAGTGTTCAAGTCATTCTCCCTGATGAGTTTAAAGATGACCTAGCAGATTTTAATATTGGAATATCAGCATGTGTTGAAACTACTATATGTAATCCAGAGTGGATCACAGCAACTAATAAGATGGATCTAATGATTGTACCATCACAGCATACAAAGCGTGTGCTAGAAAATAGTGGAACAATCACAACACCATTATATGTTATACCTGAAGCATTTCCGCCTACATTAGAAGATACAAATCTTGAATGTAACCTATCTGGTATAGAGCTTGAGACAGAGTTCAATTTTCTACATGTAGGGCAATTAGCTGCAGGGCTTGAAGAAGATGATAGAAAGGGAATATATACACTGATTAGATTATTCTGTAAAGCATTCGCCGGAAATCAAGATGTTGGATTAGTTTTAAAGACTAATTCATGTAGAAATACGACAATAGATTATAAAATTACGACTAATACATTAAATGAGGTCATTAAAAAGCATCGTAAGGGTGAGTATCCAAAAATTTACTTGCTTCATGGGCCTATGAAAGAAACCGAGATGTGCCAACTATATAAGCATGATAAAATAAAAGCATTTGTGTCTTTGACACGTGGTGAAGGCTATGGGTTACCATTACTTGAAGCTGCAGCTGCAGGCCTACCTATAGTTGCAACTAACTGGTCAGGACATTTAGATTTTTTGAATCTGACAAGAAAATCATTTATCAAGGTGAATTATGAGTTACAAAAGATAAGAGATGGCAAGGTAGATAATAGAATATTCATGAGTGGTACAAAGTGGGCACATATAGATGAAGAAGACGCAATGAAAAAAATGACCAAGCTTGTAGAAAGCTACAAAGTACCACAAGATTGGGCAAAAGAATTACAACCTTTGATTATTGATAGATTTAATATCAACTCAATTGGTAAGACTTTCAAAGAAGTGCTTGCAAGGCACTATAATATGGATAATTAAATGAGCTGGATAATATATCTAATAATTGGACTAACTGTATCGGTCACATTTAATGTGATTTCATCTATTCTATTGTACAGGCTAGGGAAAGTAATCATTGGGTTTGAAGACACTGTTGAAGCATCAGTTCCTGTTATACAAAAAGCTGAAAATGTCTTATCAAGTATATTATCAAAGCCCCTATTTTATGATTCACCAGAAGTCAAAGAAGCAGTTAATTCTATTAGATCAGTTCGTTATGCAATATTGACGATAGCAACAAATTTCAACATCGTTGAAGAGGAAGAAACTAGTGAAAGTACAAGCTAAAGCTAAAACTAAAAGTAAAAAGAATTATTATTTTACAATGCGAACACAAGAAGCAATAGCAGAGTTTCTTGATCAAGAGAGTGATCTAGATAAGGAGCAACGTGATGCATTGTATGCCGCAGAAATCAAACCTGCACTTAGCAAGCTTGTTGAAAACTTGATTTTCATCTATGGTATTAATAGCTCAGACCAAGATTATGAATCATTAAAACATGATTGTGTTGTTTTCATATATGAAAATCTTCATAAGTTTAAACCAGAAAAAGGCAGTAAAGCATTTTCATATTTCAATATTGTAGCAAAAAATTGGTTAATCTTGAAAGCAAAACAATCAACACGTAGAGCAAAGTTCAATGTTCTCTATAATGATAGAAATGCAACAGAAGAAATTACAAAGTTGAACTTACAACAAGAAGTTGTCAAGCCTGTAGAAGAAGATGTTGTAAAAAATGAATTTTTTGTTTTACTCACTGAAGAGATTGATAAGTGGAAGCTAAAGACAAAGAATAAAAAAGAAGAAATTGTACTTGATGCTGTTCATCAAATATTTGATAATATTGATAACATCAATATCTATGACAAAAAGGCAGTATTCATTTATTTGAAAGAAATGACAGGAATGAATACCAAGCAACTATGTGTAAATATCAATAAAATTCGCGGGCGCTATGGAAGATTCAAAAAGCGCTATCATAGAGACATTGTATAATGAGTAAAAAACTAGATATCAAAAAAGAACTCAAGCTAAGCGAACTTTATGAGCAAATTTATGACAATGCATTAGAAGATCGCGATAGAGCAGGTGTATTGTTTGAAGACCTTTGTAATACAATGACTGATCCTGCAAACCATGCCGCAAATGGTATGGTAATTGCAAAATACCTTGAGCGATTAAATAAATCAAATGATCAACTTATCAAAATACTTGATATCAAACAACAAGTAGAGATAACAAAAGAAAAGAATAAAGACAATATTCATCTTAGTGATGAAGAGAAAGATGAATTGTTTGATCAAATAGCTCAACAAGAAGTGTCTGATGAATCAAAATGATTATGAATTACTTAAAGCACTCTTAGACAATATAAGAAAGACAGCAAGTGATATTCAAACTGCCTGTATCAAGTATGGTGAGGCAAAGGCAAAGCTGCAATTAAAGATTTATGAACTCATTGGTGACAATGATTCAGAAGAGCTAGCAGAGATAATTGCTCAAATTGCTTCTGAGTTACAAGAAACTGATGAAGAAGTTGGAAACACCCAATCTAAATTCTTTCGTGAACAATAAGTAGTATCATGGCAGATCCTAATAAAGCACGAATTAATCCAATAGCAGCAACAGCTGAACATGCACGTGTTCAACAATTACGATCAGTGTTTGATGACACCATGGTTCCATATTTCACACGTGCAATCGTACGTGATGTTGATACTATTGGTGGGGCACTAGATGAATTCAATCCAATCAATTCTATTGTCGCTGACATAATTGAACTCGGTGTCACTGCTACATCACCTGTCTTCTATCCAATGTTTTCATCACATATCATGCTACCCATCAAAGTTGGTGAAGAAGTGTGGGTCATGTTTGAAAATATAAGTAATGTCACACAAGGTTATTGGATAAGCAGGACACCAGAGCTAGTTCAAACAGACAATATCAATAAAGCAGACCCACATATTAAGTCTAAGCTTAGATTTTTTACTGATAGTACAATTGATGCAGCGGAGGGGGTTAGTGCTAGTGATATTATAGGCCCACCAGTCCCAGAACCAAGTCAAGATAAGACATCAGAGCGTGCAGAAGGTGAGAACTTAGGTTTAGAGTCTAGATTTGTTGAGGACCTCGTTCCAATTTACAGAAAAGAAAGTACCGGTGACTTTGTAATACAGGGGTCTAACAATGCATTGATTTCATTCACTTCAGATAGAAGGGAAAAAGATGAGAAAAAGGATGAAAATAAGTCAGGAACAATAGACATTGTTGTTGGGCGCGGAAATAATGAGCAAACGAAGCCAAATGAGAAAAACGGCACTCGAGATGGTGAAAAAAATAAAGAAACAGAAGGAGTAATATCATATACTGATGATTCTGCAAGAATTTTAGTGACAATGAACTCAAATGCAGACACAAACTTTAAGACGACACCACAAGGTGGCGTCAATGATGATTCTAAAAGTTTTATTGTACAAAAAAGTGATAGTATTAGATTAATTGCAAGAAGTTCAATTAAGATTGAGACACAACCTGGTGGTGACAATAACTCATCTATTGTCATAAAACCAGATGGTGAAATTATAATTCATGCAAATAATGGTAAAAAGATTAAATTAGGCTCAGACAAAGCAGAAACTGAACCAGCTGTCTTAGGTGCAATGCTTAAGCAAATACTTGAAGATTTTGTGGCGACCCTAGGGCGTATCCATTCAATTCCAACTGGTGCAGGTCCAAGTGGCCCAATTAGTAGCGCTCCCAATTATGCAGGTGAAACTAGTGCATGGAAGAACACCCTAGAAAACTTTCTTAGTGATAAAACATATCTAGATGACAAGGGTGACTAGATGGCCTTAAATCAAGATAAGCTAAAAAGTAGTATTTTAGATGTCTTCAATAGTGAACCAACCAGTAAAGATATCGCAATCAATAAATTTACTAATGCATTAATGGGTTATCTGCTTGATGCAGAAGTTAATTTAGCCGGCCTTACATTGATACATCCAGTATCCGGATTGGCAATATTAGCACAAGATGCTCCATTATTATTTCCAGATGAAACTGGTTCATTGATTAAAGCAGCACTTACTACTGATATTAATGCCGGAATACCAGGTTGGCCGGCAACTGCAGTATCGATTGCAGCGCAACTAGCAACCTCTGTTTCAACTAAACCTATAGCACCCGTTGAACCTATAAATGAACCACCAGCTAGCTTACCCACCTTAGTAGCCCCTATGGTTACAATATTAGCTATACCTCCAGTAATTGCAGAAGCACATAAGGTTGGTATGGGTGGCGGGTCAAAAGAAAATGTGGCATCAACAATGGCCAGTGTAATACATTCATCAGTTGCAACAACAACAATAACCGGTGCAGCATCTAATTCATTGGGATTCTTGTTGCCAGTGACTGGCCCAAGATCAATAAAATAGAAACAAATTTAACCAAAAGCTAATAAGTAATAAGGAAATGGCTGAACGAATTGAATTTAAAAATATTGGTGTTTCTGACCGTGGCATTAATGTAAAAGAGCAAGTAAGGCCTATAGGGATAAAAACGCCTATTCGCAGAGGTGATAGGTTTGGAATATTTGATATGAATACAGATGTTATAAAACAAATCGCAGATAATTTACGAAATTTGCTTTTGACAAATCATAATGAACGACTTGTTAGTAATAACATTGGTGCTAATTTACGAGCACTTGTCTTTGAAAATGCAGGTGTTGTAAATAATAGCACTACACAAACAATTGCAGAGAATATTAAAGCTTCTGTTGATGAATTTATGCCTTTCGTAGAACTTGAAGCACTTGAAGTTGCGCTCCATGAATCAGATTCATCTGTTCCAGACAACTATACAAGAGTAAAAGTGACTTTTAGTGTTCCTGGGTTATCTGAAGGAGATAAGGTTTCAGATATTGATTTATTTTTTAGAGTATAACAAATGGTAACAAGTAACAAAAAATTAAAACAACAAAAGGTGGTTCGCTATCTAAATAAAGACTTTGACGGATTTAGATCAGATTTACTTGAGTATGCAAAGGCACACTTCTCAGATGTAATCACAGATTTTAGTGACACGTCTGTTGGTGGGATGTTCTTAGATTTCACTGCATATGTAGGTGATGTGACATCACATTATTTAGATCATCAATTCAATGAATTATTTATTGATACGGCACGTGAACCAAAGAATATCAAACGTATTGCTAAGCAACTTGGTTTAAAACCTCAACCGGCAACACCATCTGTAGTATATTGCACATTTTTCATTGATTCACCAGTAGTCATTGACAAAAAAGGAAATGTATCACCAGATACAACATCTGCATTCATATTAAAAGCAGGCACCACAGTGGAATCAGATAGTGGCGTTGTATTCGAGCTTCTAGAAGATATTGACTTTTCAATTATCAATGATAAAAACGAAATACAAATATCAGAGCGTGATAGCTCTGGAGAGCCCACTAAAGCATTTATAAAAAAGAGAGCTTTATGTATCTCCGGTGAAAGAAAGACATTTAGCATAACAATACCGAATAAATTCGTAAGATTTAGAAAAGTTGAGTTACCAGATGTCAATGTGACACAAATTATAAGTGTTGTTGACAGTGATGAAAATGAATTTTTTGGTGTTGATTACCTGACACAAGATACTGTCTTCGAGGCTGTGAAAAATGAAACTTTAGATAAGGATGATGTACCATTCATAATTAATATAAAGCCAGCAACGTATAGATACACAGCAGAGTACGACTTTATTACTGAAAAAACAACACTTACATTTGGCTCTGGAAAGGCTGATACAATAGATGATGATATTGTTCCGGACCCATCAGAGTTTGCAATTCCGTTATACGGCAAAACAACGTTGACAAGGTTTTCGATTAATCCAGAACAATTCTTACAAACAAAGACAATGGGTGTTGCACCTATGGGCACTACACTCAAAATTAATACACGTGTTGGTGGTGGATTAGCACATAATGTTGCAGAACGAACAATCAATTCATTAAAAGATACACTGATTGCACCATTATCAACAAACGCAACATTGATTAGCACTGTTATACAAACACTAGATGTCACTAACTTTGAAGAAGCATCAGGCGGTGATGAAAAGCAGACAGTAAATGAATTAAAACAAAATGCAAGTGCTAACTTTGCATCACAAAGTCGATTAGTTACAAAGGAAGATTATATTGCGAGAATATATTCTATGCCTGCAAGTTTCGGTAGAGTATATAGGGCATTTGTTAGAACACATGAAAATGCTAATCTATCAATACAAGTACATATATTAAGTAGAAACTCAGATGGTACATTGACTATTTCACCAGATTCATTAAAAAAGAACCTTAAGACATTTATTGGTGAGTATAAGATGTTGACAGATTCTGTAGATATTCTTGATGCTGATATTATCAATATGGGCATTGATTTCAATGTTGTTGTAAGTTCAAAATCAAGTAGAGTGATAGTATTGAATAATATATTGAAGCGTTTGAACAGGTTTTTCAATATAGAAAACTTCCAAATTGGGCAACCAATTATAATTGATGAAGTAAAGAGTTTGATATACAATACCGAGGGGGTGATTGCAGTTGCAGATCTTAAATTTAATAATTTAACTGATGTGTCAACAGGAAACATCGACTATTCACAAACTACTTTTTCTGTGACAAGAAACACAAATAGTGGAATCATATTGTGTCCAGAAAATTCAATATTTGAGATAAAGTTCCCAAATAAGGATATTAGAGGAGCAGCGGTTTAATGCGAATATTTAGCTTTGCAACAAAAGACACATTTATAACTAATGTAATAGTCGCAAATACATTTAGAGCATCAGATGCTAATGTTGGTCAAGGCGGAACATTGGACTTAATGAAGCTACATGAAGAATCAACACTTCCTGGCACATCATCAAATGACTTACAAGAAATATCACGAATTCTTATAAAATTTGACCTAGATGTATTTCGTGCATTGACAGGTACACTATTAAGTGGAACAAAGTTAAATAATACAACATTCAAGCTTAAATTATTTGATGTATTACATGGTGATACACTACCATCAAATTTCAATATAATAGTCTTCCCACTTAGTAGATCTTTTGATGAAGGCCCTGGTATTGATACCTACGCATTCACAGATATTGGGTCATCAAACTTTGTCACAGCATCGGGTGGGGCTAGTACCGCAGTGACATGGTCACTTGATGGTGCAGCAAAGTCTGGAGCCTTAGACGATTCTGATATTGATATTATTACAGGTAGCGCATTCTTCCCAGGACTAGGTAACACAAGCTTAGTTGGAACACAAAACTTTGATATTGGTGATGAAAATCTAGATATTGATGTATCGACTATAATTAGTGGTACTATAGCTGGATTACTCCCTGATTATGGTTTTAGAATAAGCTTTTCTGGTTCTGAAGAGACCGACAGTAAGACAAGATTTATCAAGCGTTTTTATTCTAGGCATACTAATTTGTTTACAAAGCAACCTAGAATTGAAGCCATTTTCGATGATTCACTTGCAGATCATGGTAGCAACCTATTATTTGATGTGACAGGAACTATATTTTTAAGCAATATAGTTCGAGGAACATTTACTGATATAGTATCTGGTTCAAGAACACTTACTGGGACAAATAGTGATGTTGTTGGTTCAACATATAAGTGGGGAGTTCCTATAGTCAAGCTTGAAAGTGGTTCATTTAGTGTAGTATATACTGGTTCACAACATCAAAAAGGATTGTATAGTGCATCATTTGCAATTGATTCACTTGAATCAACATTGACTACTGAGCTTCGAAGTGCAGGCTCTGCAACAATGGACGTAGTTTGGCAGTCGGCAGATCATACAATACCTTACTTAAGCTCTTCTATAGTGATACATGAAATAACAAGAGAAAACTTCACTAAGCCAAAAAGATACAGAATATCAATTACAAACCTTAAAGGAGAGTATAATATCAACGAGATTGCCCAATATAGACTTTTCATACAAGAGGTTAATTTTAGTGTTGATTCAAGTAAGCTACCATCAGAGACACAAAGTCTTATATTAGATAATATGTTCTATCAAGTACGTGAACTTAAGACAAATGATATTGTGATGCCATTTGATACAACTAATAATAGTACAAGAGTGTCATATGACAGATACTCAAATTATTTTAATATGCATATGAAATCATATGCACCTGGTGTCAACTATAAAATTGAATTCTTGATAAAAGAAGATGATATTGAGCAAATTATAAGTGAAGGTATTATTTTTAGAGTTGTTAAGTAATGACAAAACGTGATATTGATAAACCAAATAAGTTTGATGACGTTAAGTTTTCAAAAGAATTTCTAGTACCTGATATTTCATATACCACAGGTGATCATAAGCTACGTAGCATTGATGATATCACATTAGGTAATAAGGGTGATAGTGATGCATTATTATCATCATCGTTCATACTTGGGCTTAATGATGATGGTCTAGAGAATACACAACAACTAAATGTTGATTTTTCTGATTTTACAAATCATACGTTTTTTAACTCCGCTATTGTTAATACTAATGTTGGATTTGACAAAGTATTAAACAACTATCCATTTGATGGGTCAAGAGCTAGTGTTATTTCATTCTTAGAGTCATTGACAGGCTTCGAGCGCTATATCTTTGATAATTTCCCAAGAAATATAGGATATTTGAATTTTTCTGGAAGTTACAGCTCATCAGTGCTAATAAAGGATTACGCTAATTCTAAAAGAGTCAACTTACAAGAGTTAGGTTCAGGATATAATGTATTAGATCCACGTGATGATAAATCATTTACCTTTGAAGCACAAATATTTGTTCCTCAAATAGAAACATTCGATCATCAAGTAGTATTTCAAAAATTAAGTGGTACAAGCCATGGAATTTCCTTGATGCTATCAAAGAGTGCAGACATAGTATCTGGAACATTGATGTTTGCAGTGACATCAGGATCACAAGAATTAATTGCATCAGCAACAATAGAAAAGGGAAAATTCAATCATGTTGCAACAACATTAAATAGAGAAACAGATAATCATACAGTAAACTTTTATTTAAATAGTAAATTGTTTACCACTTCTAGTGGTGTGAATATAGGACAAATAGACTTTGTCAATAGTGATATTACAATATGTTCAGGAACAACACACGCTTTTAGTGGTGCAATTAATCATGAACCACGATTGACGTTTAGTGGCGCACTAGATGAATTAAGAGTTTGGCATGCAACACGCAGTGTCGATGACTTAACAAGGTTTAGTACAAGAAATGTATTTGCAGATGAAAATTTGAAGCTTTACCTAAGGTTTAATGAGTCACAGAAAACAGATAAGCCAAATATTGTAATTGATCATTCTGGTTATGGTTTGCATGGTACAATACAACTTGGTTCTTCTTATAGAATGGATACTATAGGACCTGACGGTCTTGCTGTTTCTGCATCATTACGAAATACAAGCTCTATATCATCTCCACTAACAAATGAAAATCCACTCTTTTCACCAATATTGTTTAATACACATGAAGATGTCAGCACATTTAACAATCTACTTCTTGTAAGTGCATCAAACTATGATGATCAAAACCCTAACTTGATAACCCGTTTATTTCCACAACATTACTTTGAAGAGGGCGCTATCTTTGATAACCAAAGAGAAGATGAGCATTTATTCTTAAGTACACTTGATACATTAGATGCAAAATTAGGAACAGCACAAATACTTGCATCATTTCTATATGTCATTGCTAAAGGTCTAGATGAATTAAAGATATTTGTTGATCAATTCCAAAATATATTAACAGTTGGCCTAGACGAGTTTGATAATTCACCAGATGCAATGATTAATAAAATTGGTGAATTCTATGGTTTAACATTTAGTTCATTTTTTGAAGACGCATCATTTAGGCAGGTATTCTTTGGTGAAAACTTGACTGTAAATGATGATTATGTCAATATTACATTATTAGAGATTCGTGACATATTGTGGAAGCGAATATTTTCATCATTACCTGATATATTGAAGTCAAAGGGGACAATGCATGCTGTAAAATCTTTTATTAGAGCAGTCGGAATCAATCCTGATCATAACTTTAGAATTAGAGAATATGGTGGCGGCCAGATCGGAACAATAAGTGATATTCGAATACTAAAATTAGAAACATCAACATTACTTGATATGTCAGCAAGTTCAGATGGTAGTAGAGGCAATGTTATTAGTCCATTCTTGACAGCTTCAAGAATGAACATAGCAAATTACTTAGAGAAGCATCATATCGATACTAATCTATTTAACTCTGATGTATTACGAAGCAACTCATATAGTGGTCTATTGACTAGTCAATCATTTACTGTAGAACAAGTTGTCAAAATCACACCGTCAACACAGAATACACAATCAATATCAAGAGTCGCCATTACAGGCTCCGATGTAACATTGACAGATTTTGCAATGAACCTTTTGGCATTCTCATCAAGTGTATCAACTACCAGTAGTTCACTTAAATTATTCATAAAACCATTAACTTCAGCGGAAGCTGATCAATCTGACAGAGCAATATTGACTCTGTCCGGTGCAAATATATTTGATAACAAGAAATGGAATATCGCATATGGTAAAGAAGTAGTATCAGCTGCATCGAGCTCATACTTTTTATATGCGGCTCAAAATAAAAATACTGATGTTGACACATTACTTTCAGCTAGCGTATTGCTACGTAATGTTGGTTCTACAGGTGTAAATGTATTCTCTACATTAACAGAAGACAATGCTAGCGGTTCATTCTTAGTCTTTGGTAGCGCTAGCGCTGGCTTACCTAGTAGTGGCGGAACTACAGCAAGCTTACTAATGCAAGGAACTGATTTAGGAGGTGAATTTGCTGGTTCATCATATGTTGACTATAGCGGTAAAATAGGACATATACGCTTTTGGACAAAGGCATTAAGCAAAGATGAATTTAAAGAGCATGCGTTGAATTTCAAGTCAATTGGCGTAAGTGATCCTAGAAATATAAGCTTTAATACAGCAAGTGCTGAAAGGTTGATTATTGATGCTACAACTGATCAAATAAATTTAAAATCAGATAGTGGTGGTAGAATAACATTATTTGATTTTTCACAAAATGACTTCCATTTGACTGGTACTAGCTTTGCTTCAAGTGATAATGTCATAAAGCCTGAAGAATTCAAATATTCAATTTTATCACCATTTATCGATGAAAACCAAAATGTCGATAAGGTTCAAATTAGATCATTTAAAGAAAAGGAAAATATCTTATTCCATAATGTAGAGCGCGCACCAGTAAGTGAATTGACCATTAACGATTTTACAACATATGATCCTAGATTTTCAATAGATTTCTCAATCATTGAAGCGCTTGATGAAGATATTGTCAAGATAATGTCAACATTAGAGTCACTCAATAATGACTTAGGTGATACAAACAACTTATTTGACTATGAATATAAGAATTTACATGAATTACGCAGATTATACTTTAAACGATTGACAGGCAAAGTTAACTTGAAGTCATTTTTCGACTTTTTTGTATGGTTTGATCAAAATATGGGTGATTTTATTAAGAAGTTGATTCCCATGCGGGCAAGCTTTAAAGGTATAAACTATGTAATTGAGTCACATATGCTAGAAAGACCTAAATTTAACTATAATTTCTATAATATATACTTAGATGAGAAGAATAGAAGTCATTCTAGGGAAGATGAAATTGTTGAGAGGTTTGATGAATAATGCCATCTAAGCCATTTAAGGAAATACCAACAACAAAAGTAACAGGTACGTTCACAGGTTCTGTGGTATGCACCGTAGCAATTGATAAATTCCGCCAAGGTGTACATTCGTTTGGCCCTAGTAAGGGCTCTCGGAGGAGCAGGACAATTACTGTGCCTATACAGAACCTCAGTGATACACCTTCGTTCCCAGAAGACAAATTTCCACAAGTTGCATTTCTTGATGGTGAACAAGATACGACTGAAGAATATGGTTTTTGGCATGAAGGATTCTTGGAGCCACTTACAATTCGTGATGAAGTAAGCTTTAGTTCAATAGAATCACCATTCATATCTCACACAGTAAAGGCTTACACACAAGAAATTATATCACAAGAAATAGTGATGAATGATAAGCTTGATGTATCAACAACTGCTTTCTTAGAGACTGGAAGTAATGTAACAACAACAGTAACATCGAGTATTTTTTCACAAGGAAATACAGCAAGCTTAGTTTCAATACGTGTAGATGAAGATCCAAATCTAAATAAGCGATCAACTGCTGCTGGCTATGATTACTCACAAGTTATTATTACAGGATCACAAAGAACACCAAGCATCAGGGCACTCTATAAGGGTCAAGATTCTATAGCATTTCGAGATAGGGCACCATACCAAGGTCGTGAATTATTTTTACGTGCAGACTCAACAAAAGTTAACTTGAGTGGAACAGCATTTTCATTTGAAAATGGTATTAATGCTGCAAAGGCTGAGACAGTGGGTGCTAATAATCGTGACTTTGTAAGGGGTATTGATAAGCATGTAGAACTTGCATTTGATTACCCACCAATTAATCGATTAAATACTGATTATAGTGGCAAGCGTGAAATGACGTTTATCGATAGTGCTCCAAGCGGTATATTTCCATCATTTGTCCGGACACCAAAAGGTTCTGCTGAAGTGTATGGGAGCGGTAGTCTGGGGTCAATATATGAACATAATAGAAAAACATATGTTAATACACTACCATTTGAAGATAATAGATTTGATACATTGGCAGGTTCAGTTGATTCTAAGACTGGTGAATATGCAAATAAGATTCTTAAGTTTCATTTAACAGGCAATTTAGATAGAGAAGTTAGTGACTCTGAGGGCCCGTGGCCATTAAATTTTGTAGCTGTTAGTGGTAGGCGTGTTGGTAATAGCACAACTGGTTCAAATTCATTACGTAGAATAGCATTCGATTATGGTATTAAAGGTAATGGCATGACAGTATATGACTTTGCAGGATCAGTTGCAGCATTACATAATATTGATAGTAGTTTTCATGGAATAACAAAGGGTAAACCTAATTGGGTTCGATACACAAGTGTTGATGATGACCTATTTCCATTAATACTACCAGGTCATCATCAAATAGCGACAGCACCAACAGGTGGTGTAGTTGCTGGTGTTTCACTTCTAACAGACACACCGAAGCTAGAAGATAGTGCCAGTGCTAGGTGGTGGCGTTTATATCCAATGTTTATGGGTGAGCGTACAATAAAGTTTGATTTCCCGTTTGTAGTTAAGCGTATTGGTATAGACGTAGAAATATTAGCAGCAAATAGTGGTGCAGTTATTGGTGAATCAAAAGATGCACGTCATCAAACTTCTACCGGTGAGGATATTATTAATTGGACATTTAGTGAATTACCAGCTGGTCAATCAGATTATGGTACCAAATTAGTATTTACCGATACCAGTGGGAAACATATTGTTCAAGATAAACAGGTACCCCATGCAACATTTTGTATGTATAAAGTCGCCTCGAACATGGAACAAATACGTGGAAGGAACTTTGGAGCAGGAAAAGCTGATAACGTGCGCTTTCCCATGGGAAGAGCAATTTATGGACAAGACCTTCCCGTTATTCAAATATTATTCACTGCATCATTTGGGTTAACTGGAAGTGGCGTCGGTGCACATGAGCAGGCGACCTACCCTAAATTTGACCACACAATAGGATCATCATATAGTTCTGATGTACTATTCAATCCAAATTCATATACAGGCACACCTGCAGAGATTGCAGCACAATACCTATCAGGATCTGGTGAAAATACAGCTAACTGGTGGGTAACAGAAAGTGCAAAGTTTATAAAGGATGCACCTACTGAGTTTAATGTAACAAGAAGCTTGGGTGTTGATGCTGCGGATTATAATTTAATACAAGATTTTAGTGTTTTATCGAAGCAGGTCAATTTTATTAATAAGGGTGAAAGTATTGGTTTTGCATGGCCAGCAAATACTTTATTATATGGTCAAAACGAATTCAGGACACAATATATAGCAGATAATAAGTGGTGCGTGCCATTTTATGTACGTGATATGCATATTTATTTTGAAGGATATATACCTCGTGAAGGTAAATCTGTGCCTCATTCATTAAATCAACGATTGGTAACTAATGCAATACATGAAGACATACATGAAATTATTCATGATGAATTTGAAACATTTACCTCTGGTGCATATACAGGATCAATATTAAGCAGAATAGCGCATCCAAATGATTGGCACCAAGGTAATATTGACTTTGCATTACATGGGTATAAGATCTTCGATAGTTCAGAGCGTTATGTTGATACTGGAATAACAGTTTTGACTGGTGCTGCAGATCTTGGTTT